GTGTTTGTTTGCGTTTGTCTGTGGTGATTCTTGGTCAAAAAAATGATCAAGTCAATGGTGGTGACTAAAAAAATGCTCATAGCGGATCGTGTCGGTGAACGCCTCAGGGAAGAGCGCGAGCGCTTGGGGTTGAATCAAACAGATTTTGGCGTCCTACTTGGTGTTAGTAGGGGTACGCAAAAAAACTACGAATTGGGAGCGAGTTCCTTAGATCTTCGGTATGTAACCGCTCTAGAAGAGAAGGGCGTAGACGCGGCGTATGTACTCACTGGAAGGCGTTCCACTCCGCTGGGTCAGCTCTTTAGTCCCACCGAAGAACTGTTAATCAAGCAATTCAGAACGATTTCTGACGATGACCAAAAAGCGATTCGTCGATTTCTAGAAGCCATGGCAGACGACGCAGCTCGGCATCGGTCTTAACTCGCAACAATCCCGCACAGTCATTGGGGTAACTCTTATTCCAATGCACCTGCTCACCCCCCATAAAGTCCGTTCAGCAATGCACTTTATGGAGTAGTTAGAATGTTGGATCGCAAGAAGAACGATCACATCGCCCTCGAAAACGCCGAGTCGGAAGCTGCCGTACTCACGGAAATCGAGCGTCGACTGATCGATCTGTATCGCCGGCTCACCCGCGTAGAACAACAGCAAGTTCGCCGAGTGGCCGAGATACTGGCAATCAACCCAAAGGAGAAAGTAGAGGGCTGACCGTCATTCTTTGAATGATCCCGATCGCCGGCGCTCGTACGTCGGCGGTTTGTAATTACGCCACCGCCTGCGATCCCAACTGCTCGAAAAGCTCCCGCTGCTTCGCTCTGGGCATTTCTCGTAAGCGGTCGATCAGCATCCGCTCGAACGTCTGCGACGACGGACTGAGCGTGTGCGAGAACGTTAGATTGGCCACCCATGTATGCCCGCACGTTGCGTCCAGGCACTGGCAGTATAGTTTTACGAAGGCTGTCGTTACCTCTTCCCGCGAGGCAATCCGGCCCTTGTGTCCGCAGTTGCATACAACTCTCATTATGTCCCTCCCCAGGGGCAGCTGATCGCCACCATTTTGCCACAATCTGTAGTGGTTTTCTTTCTGGTTGGCACTTCATGTAGTGATATCCGCTGGTTCTGGCGCAGCTTTCCAGCTGAATCTCCTATCCTCTCTGAGCCTGTCATTTAGCTGATTGAACAACTGACAAATCGGCCGAATCTCGTTGCTCGTGTAAACGCGATCGATCTTCTCGATGTCGCCGAAACCACCGGTGTTTTCTGGAATGATGCCGGCCAGCGCCGGGTTCATTCGCCAGGCGGCGATGACGTCGTTGCGGGTGATGTTTTTTACCTTCTCCAGCTCGTCTTTGGCTTGGAAGTCCCCCACAGGGATAATCTGAATCGCGTTTTCCTTGCCGTTGGGGATGTTGACGAACATGGAGCGGAAGTTGCCCACGCCCTTGCTCGCGCTGATCTGCGCGCGCAGCTCGTCTTCGTCCTCTTCAGTCAAGTCGGGATCGTTGGTGTAGAAGATGTAACCAGCGTGCGCGCCGTTGCTGTAGTAGCGCCGGCGGAAGAGGGTAGCCGCCTCATTAAGCAGCAGCGCCTGCAGGCCGCCCAGGTAATCCGGGATCCCGTAGATGTTCTGTTCCACGTCGTAGTCCAGGACATGAGAGATCTCGTGCTGTTCGAACTCCATTTCTTTGTTGTCGGGCATCAACATCACGTAACCGCCGTCGACCTTTACCCGCATATTGATGGCCGGTAGGTGCTGCAGCTCGAGCACCTGGCCGAATGCGTTGGTGTCGTTATAAAAATACGCTTCGCCAAACACCATGTAGTCCAGCCCGGCGCGGCCCATTGTTTCCGTGCTGCAGCCGGCCGAGGGGATGAACTCACGCAGCAGTAGGTTGCGTTTGAACTTCGGAATGGCGCCGTGGTGGGCATTGGCGCGCAGCAGCTTGGCCAGGCCAACCCGCGAAACTGGCGGCTTGTAAATCTTCCCGTCGTCGCTGGGGAACACACCCACGTACTCGCCGATGTTGCCGGATAACACCTGTTCCGGCTCCCCGAACGTAAACGAGCGCATGGGCTGCTGCGGTGGTTGGGTTATGTGTTGCTTTCTGCGTTTGCGGTTGGCCATGGCTGGTCTGGTTACTCGTGACGTAGCGGCTACGACGCCGCTTGTTGGTGTTCAAAGGTTCGTTTGCGAGCGCGTGCATCACGGCCCAGGCAATGTCGGCGTGGCCGGTGGCGTCGGTGCGTGATGCGCTGTAGGTGATCTGGCCGCTGTTGGTGGCGCCGCGCTTGATCGTCAGGAACGCCTGGGCGATGTCCGTCCAGCCGGCGTCCCACTCGATGCGACTGCCTTGGATCGTGTCCTGGGCTTTGAGCACCAGGGCGTTTTTCGCCTCGAGGCTGTAGTGAATTGGCGTCGCTTTGGCGTAGAAGTCGCGCACCAGGTCGAACACGCCGTAACCCACGCCGGTGACATCGATGCCGATGTGCTGGACGTTGAAACGCTCCGTCAGCTTCTTGACCTGAGCGGCCTGATAGGTGAACGAATGGCCACGCCAGCTGTGCTTCTCCAAGATCCGGAACTTCGCCCCGGGTTTGAGCGGCGGCGCGATGACCACGCAGGTGGCGTCGTCGCGGGTGCGACTCGGGTCGTAGCCCAGCCAGACCGGACTGTTGCCGAACGGCCGATCCAGCTCTGCGTTGTAGTCCTCCCACAAGGACAGATCCGAGTAGCAGCGCTCGAGATCCTTGAGGCTGAATGCGCTTTGGGTGCTGTCGATGAACTTGCAGTAGAACAGCTGCTGAAATTTGTCCTCGTCGTACTCCAGCTGCAGCTGCTCCAAGTCGAACAGATCGCAGCCGCCGGCGATCGCATCGTCCAGGGTGATCGTCTTGCGCCATTGGCCGTCTGGACACAGCGCACCCTGCGTATACGCCGCTTCGCTTGGCCATACACCGCCGGCCTTCTTGCCGCGTTTGCTGTTGCGAAATTCCTCACCCGACCAGAATGGGTACGCCTGGTGCGACACGGCGCTGGGCGTTGAGAAGTAGGTTTTGCGCCACTTCTTGTGTGTGCCCATGGCGCTGGCCACGGTGCTGAGTTTTTCGAAGTCACGGATCCAGAAATATTCGTCCACGTAGACGTGGCCGTGATAGCCCTGGGCGGTACTGCTGTTGGTGCTGAGAAAGCGCAGTTCGGCGCCGTTGCTGAGCGTGATCGGGTTGCCGGTCAGCTCGATATCAAACCATTGCTTGGCGAATTGGATGATGTAGCTGCGGAAGATCTCAGACTGCGATCGGCTGGCAGACAGAAACACCTGGTTGTCGCCGCTCAACACAGCGTCCATGAACGCTTCGCCGGCGAAGTAGTAGGTCAGGCCCACCTGCCGGCTTTTGAGAATGTTCCGGACACGGCGCGTCAGAGGGTTCTGTTTCGCCTCGAACAGCTCTTTCTGATAGCCGTACATCTTCGAAATGAATTTATTGAGGAAATCCACTTCGGTCAGGCCGCTGATGTCGTTCTTGGCTTTCTTTTCCCGCTTATTGGCGCCGCCTTCGCCTCGCTCACGGCGTTGACCAGGTTGCCGTCCGCGAGACTCGTCCGGACGATCTGACGACGCCGCCGGTGAAGATTTCGCGGCCAGTTTTTTCAGGCGCTCAAGTAGGCGCGTCAGCCGCTCCAGTTCGTCCAGTTCGGCTGTCGTCAGCGGCTCGATCTTTTCCAGAATTAGTGTGATGCGCCGATTGACCGCGCTTAATGGTTCTTCATCCGTCAGCATCTCGTCCCAGCCGCCTTGGCGGATCCAGTAATAGACGATTCGGATGTTGGGCAGCTTCAAATGCGCCTGTATTTCCTTCACCGAACAGCGGCGCAGGTAAAGGCGTTTTGCGGCTTCTTTAACTTCGGTCGGGTAGTTCATGCGCCGCAGTCTATGCGGCGAAAACCCTGGAAACGCGGGGTTAAATACTGCGACTCGCCTATCTGGTTCAAATAGGAGAATGCTGAATTTCAACCGTTTGTTTGGCGGCAAACGGCTCCCTATCGTGGCGGCTCATTCAACGATTGAGCGCAGTCACCCCTCATGCCCCGTTCCCTTGTCTCCTACTGGAAACGTGTTGCCACCAGCGGCCCGACTGTCGATGGCCGCGAGATCCTTCCCCAGGAACTGCGCGATATCGCCGAGACCTACACACCAACCAAATACACCGCTGTGATCTGGTGCGACCACGAGCGCTGGCCTGGCTCGCACGGCACCGTATTCGCTGTGCGCCTGGTTGAAGAGGGCGAGGATCTGGAGCCAGGTCAAATTGCGCTGGAAGCTCAGTTAAAACCGAACGATCGCCTGCTGTATCTCAACGATCAGGGCCAGAAGCTGTTTACCAGCATTGAAATCACTCCGAATTTTGCCGGTAGCGGCAAGGCCTATCTGACCGGTCTGGCGGTGACCGATTCGCCCGCAAGCCTCGGCACTCAGGAACTCTATTTCTCTAACCGAACCAGTCGCGCCGCTTACTACGCCGCGTCGCTGGAGCTTGGTCCGCTGCGCGAATCCGAGCCGCAGGGCGAGATCGGCCGTCTGGCTGCAATGTTTACCCGCCTGTTCAAGCGTTTCGGCATTGACGACACCGCCGCCGAAACCACTCCGCAAACCCCAACCGAGAGCAAACCCCCAATGGATGAAGCTACCGCCACGGCTTTAAAAGCCCTGCTGGCCCAGCTGCTGGTCGTCGCCGCCGGCATTCAGGCCGTGATCGAGCCTGCCGCCGAAGACGCACCGGAACCCGATCAAGCCCCGATCGATGATGTCACTGACGCGGTGGACGAAATCGTGATCACGGCCGAAGAGGAACGCGAATTCAAGCGCACCGGCGGCGGAAACAAAGCTGTGCTGGCGGCATTGGCCAACCTGCAGAAGCAGTTCACCGAACTGAAAAACACCAGCAACGGCCGTCAGTTGCCACGCAATGCTGGCCCCGCTGAAAAATCCAAAGCGCGGGTACTCTGACTATGGCCCGTTCCCTGAGCGCCTACGGCGCCAAGATGTATGCCGAAATGCAGCTGGCGATCGCCGAGACTTACGGCGTCCCGTTGTCCAGCAAGATGTTTTCCGTTGAACCGTCGATCGCCCAGGAGCTGAACGACGCCATCACCGCGAAAGCTGATTTCCTGCAGCGCATCAACGTCATTCCGGTGACCGAGATCAAAGGCGAGAAAGTGTTCATTGGCGTGTCCGGTCCTGTCACCGGCCGCACTAACACCAAGACCACCGATCGCGAAGCCAAGGATGCGTCGGAGCTGGAAAACAGCACCTACGAGTTGTCGTCAACCGAATCCGATGTGGGTCTGCCGTACGCAAAAATCGACGCCTGGGCGAAGTTTCCAGACTTCCATCAGCGCTATTCCGCCGCGGTGCAGAAACAGATCGCCCTCGATCGCATCATGGTCGGCTTCCACGGCTTGAAAGCAGCTGCACAGACGGATATCGAAACGTATCCAATGCTGCAGGACGTGAACAAAGGCTGGCTGCAGCAGCTGCGCGAGCAAGCCCCGCAACAGGTGCTGAAGGAAGGCAAGGAAGCGGGCAAGGTGACCTTGGGGCCGAATGGCGATTACGCCAACCTGGACGCCCTGGTCCATGACACCAAGCAAATGGTGGATGAACGTCTGCGCGACGGCGGCGATTTGATCGCCATCATCGGCACCGACCTGTTGGCGGCTGACAAAGCGAAGCTGTACGCCAAGCAGGGCGATACGCCAACCGAAAAAGAACGCATCGAAGATGCTCAAGTGATCGCCACCTACGGCGGCTTGCCGAGCTTCAGCGTACCGTTCTTTCCGGTCAATGGTGTGCTGGTCACCAGTTGGGACAACCTGTCGATCTACTTCCAGGATTCCAGCTGGCGCAAGCAAACCGTGGACAACCCGAAACGCTCCCGCGTCGAGGATTACAACAGCCGCAATGAAGGCTATGTGATCGAGCAACTGGAGAAAATCGCGCTGACCGAGAACGTGGAGCTGCTTAAGTGAGCCTGGCTCTCGCCCACAAGCGCCGCACCCTGGCCCAAGGCAGTGCTGCAGTAATTGCTGCTGCAGCGGCACCGCTGGCGTATTCGCCGGCGGAAGCCTTGAGCAGTCCAGCCAACGCGAAAAAGCACCTGCTGCTGATGGAAGCCTCTCTGGATCAGGATCT